CGACGCTCTTCCGATCTATACCCTATCGTTAAAAAACATTTATTGTGTACTTAATTTAGGTAACCAACACCGCCCTCAACCTGGTGATGAAGCTTTAAACATGTTTGAATTACCTATTGGTGATTTTGTTACTCTTTATCATTATATACCTGGTATGGAATTAGGTAAAACATACGGCATATCTAAAAATCATATCATCTCTACGTTTATCGCCTCTGAAGAATTGATCACAATTTATTCCGAAGTTCTAGTACATGATCATATGGATATTCTTGATCGTAAGTATGAAGAAATAGAAAAGGAACAGGCTGAACTTGATTTTAAGGAGATGCGACTAATGGATGTCGCGACTAATTTAAGACCTCATGTCGAGGATACAGATTCTGATGCTGATAATATTATTAAGTTTAATCCTAAACTACATTAGACCTTATCCTGTCCACCGTATTCACTGTACCTTAAATTAGATACTGTTGAGGAGGATTAAAGGTTATAACCTTATTATACAACAAAACCACAAGTATGTAAATAGAAAAACGGAAAATAAATAAAATAAATAAATCTATTTACAAATAGTGAAATATATTATATAATAGATATATCATCAACGCAAAGTATGAGAAATAAAAATGGAAATTACGAAAAAGATTAAGCCTAAAGACCGACCGCATTATATTAATAATCGATTCTTCTCTGAATCGGTGGTCGAATATGTCAAAACTGTACATGCCGCGACAGAGGCAAAAACCACTCTGCCTATAGTCACTGATTATTTGGCTGAATGTTTTCTGAAAATCGCGACGGGTCTTTCCCACAAATCTAATTTCGCGCGATATACCTACCGAGAAGAAATGGTCATGGACGGCGTAGAGAATAGTCTGAAAGCTATACTGAATTATAATATTGAATATGCTACGAGGACAGGTAAACCTAATGCATTTGCTTATTTTACGCAAATTATTTACTTTGCCTTTTTACGTCGCATTGCCAAAGAGAAGAAGCAACAAGATATTAAAATGCGATATATCTCTGAAGGTAGTATATACGATTTTGCTGATGTGACTAACGGAAGTGCTGAAAGTATTAGTGTCTCTAATAGATTCGTCGACGTTCTTAAGGATAGGATCAATCTAGTAAAAACATCTGACCAGCATTTCTCTGAATACGTGAAAGCTAAGAAGAGAAAAAAACGTTCGACGGCCCAAGCCGATTCCGATCTATCTAAAATTATGGAATAATATTATATAATGAAAATACCTATCCTAACGGATACCCATTGTGGTACTCGTAATTCGTCTGAAGTTTTTATTAATTATCAATCTTCATTCTACCAAGACATATTCTTTCCTTACTGTAAAGAGAATAATGTCACGCAAATAATTCATGGCGGAGATTATTATGATCATCGTAAGTACATAAACTATAAAGCTCTTAATTCGAACCGCAAAACCTTTCTCGAACCATTGAGACAAATGGGCATTAGCATGGATATTATTCCAGGCAATCATGATGTGTTCTATAAGAATACTAATGATCTTTGCGCACTCAAAGAATTGTTAGGTTTCTATACCGGCAATGTTAATATCATTATGAATCCCGCGGTGCACGACTACGGTGGACTCAAGATGGCTATGCTACCTTGGGTAAATAACGAGAATTATGCTGAGTCTATGCAATTTATTAAAAACTGTAAAGCCTCATGGATTATGGGTCATTTAGAATTAGACGGATTTGAAATGATGAAGGGTATTACTAGCCAAGGTGGTATGTCGTCTACTATATTCTCACGATTCGAAAAGGTATTGACTGGTCATTTTCATACTAAATCAACACGGGGTAATATTCATTATCTAGGTTCTAGCATGGAATTTACCTGGTCAGATGCTGATGATCCTAAATATTTCCATGTAATCGATACCGAGACTCGTGAGCTAGAGATGGTAAGGAATCCAATAACGTTATTTACTAAAATCTTCTATGACGACGAGGCAAACAATTATAAAGACTATGACTTCGCCAAGCTCAAAAATCAATTCATTAAGATTATAGTGGTAAATAAAAATGATCCTTTCTTGTTTGATAAATTCATCGATGCTGTTAATAGCGTAGATATACATGAACTGAAAATCGCCGAAGACTTCTCTGAATTTACGGGTGAAAATATTGGTGACGATAATATTTCGTTTGAGAATACGACAGAACTTCTGAATTCTTATGTAGACGAAATTGATACTGCGCTAGATAAAACTAAGCTTAAGTCGATGATACATAATGTATATATAGAATCATTGAATAAGGAAATTGTATAATGATTATATTTGAGGACATTCAATGGTCCAACTTTCTGTCTACGGGTAATAACCCTACCAAGATTTTTCTGAATCGTTCTTCGAGTACGTTAATTGTCGGACAGAACGGTGCTGGTAAATCTACTCTTCTTGACGCGCTATCATTTGGTCTCTTCGGTAAGGCCCATCGTAATATCAAGAAGGATCAACTGATTAATTCCGTCAACAAAAAGAATGCTTTAGTTGAAGTTAATTTTAAAGCTGACAAGACTCAGTATAAAATAGTACGTGGTATTAGACCGACTATATTCGAAGTTTGGCAGAACGGTGTTATGATTAATCAGGATTCTACGTCTCGTGATTATCAAAAGTTATTAGAACAAACTATCCTAAAGTTTAATCACAAATCATTCCATCAGATTATTGTTCTTGGTTCAAGTTCGTTTATACCTTTCATGCAATTACCTACAAACCAACGTCGTGAAATAATTGAGGACCTACTTGATATCACGATCTTTTCTGTCATGCGTGAAGGTATCAAGGAAAATCTTGGTAAGTTACGAGAACAATTAGCTGACAATGATTACCAATACAAGTTGATCAAAGAAAAGATTAAGCTAAAACATGATTATATTTCTGAGGTTGCGGTAATCAATGACGATATTATTAAGAGCAAACGTACCGAACAAGATACTATTACTGATGGTATCGTCGTTACTCAGAAGGAAAATAATATACTGAAACATTTGCTTGACACAAATAAAGATAGACTCGAAACCGAGCTGCAGGAATTAAATAAACAAAAAACTGTTATCATGAAACGCGGCGCGAGTATCAATGCTGAAATAAACCAGGTAGTAAAAGAAGCCAAGTTTTATGAGAACAACGATAATTGTCCGACATGCCACCAAGATCTAGATTCAGAATTAAAAGAAACTCATATCAATAAAGCTCAGACAAAGGCCAAAGCTTTAAGTGTCGACATGACCGAGGTCAGTACACGAGAAAAATCAAACTCTTCAAACACTGTTACAATTAGTACTGAATTAAATAAGTTATACGACAATCAGAATAAGATTAATTCTAATAATAGTATCATAAACAATCAAAATTATCAGATAGAAACTATTGAAAAACAAATAAACGATCTACTAAATAAAGATCCTGACGTAAGTAAATCTAAGATTGAACTGAATAAGCTCGAAGAATATCGTTCAGAAATAGAAAGCTTACGTTATACCATGCTTGAAAATAGATTATATAACGAAGCCATATACGAATTGTTAAAAGATACCGGAATCAAGACTAAAATTATTAAGCAATACCTACCGGTAATCAATAAGTTAATCAATAACTATTTACAGGTAATGGATTTCTTTGTATCATTTAATCTCGATGAAACCTTTTCTGAGAATATTAAATCAAGGCATAGAGATATATTCAATTATGATTCATTCTCTGAAGGTGAGAAGGCTAGAATCGATTTGAGTTTATTATTCACGTGGCGTCAAATAGCTAAGATGAAAAACTCTATCTCTTGTAATCTATTAATACTCGACGAAACATTTGATTCGAGTCTGGATTTTGACGGCACAGATAATCTGACTAAAATCCTAGATACTCTCGACACCGACACTAATACCTTTGTTATAAGTCATAAGGCTGACGTACTTGAAGGCAAATTCCGAAACAAAATTGAGTTTGTCAAGGATAAAAACTTTAGTAGAATTGTATAAATCTATTTACAAAGCATAACAAATGTGTTATAATAAATCTATAATTAATTAAATCAAGGAACTATACTATGGAACTAAACGCGAAGACCCTCACAGTTTTAAAAAACTATGCGACTATTAACCCGAACTTTGTGTTCAAGCACGGGGATTCGATTACTACTATGTCGGAAGCTCGTAACATTCTATCGATGCACAAGCTCTCCGAGCCTTTCGATAAAGAAGTAGGTATATATGATCTACCTGAGTTTTTGTCTGCTATTGATCTGGTTGATTCTCCTCGATTTAAATTCGAAGATGATTACGTTATTATCGGCGACAGCACCGGTCTTTCGAGCATTAAGTACTTCTATTCAAGCGCTGAAATGCTAACTCATCCAAATGAAAAATTATTGGAAAACGCTCAGAACATGGGCAATCCTATAGTTACATTCCAACTAGATAATGAAACACTTTCTAAGTTGAAAAAAGCTGCATCTGCCTTCGGTCATTCTGATCTGGTCGTAACTAAATCTGAATCAGGTATTAAGCTTACTGTTTCAGACGTAGAAAATAGTACAGCAAATAATTATTCGATCGATGTCCCAGGTGACGTCACGGCCGAAGATCCTATTCTTGTACTGAACATCAACAACCTAAAAATTATTCCTGGTGACTACACAGTTTCTATCTTAGATAAATTGTTTGCTCATATCAGTAATGATAATATACAATACTGGATCGCGTGTGAAAAAAGTAAATCAAAAATTTAAATCTAAAAACCCAAAGAAAGAAAAAAGTATGTCTGAAGATAAAGAAAAAGACGAAATCATTTACAATCTAAGTAATAGGGTTGCTCGTAGTACGATTGCTGTTATTGATACAGTGTCGAGTCGTGGTGGTTTTAAAGGCGAAGAGTTAAGTACTATTGGCCAGCTCCGAGATCAATGTACCCAAATGGTTGGCGTATGTGAATCACGCGCGCAAGAAGAAACTGAATAAAACATACAAATATATTATGAAAGCTTAATACATGAGTGATAATTTCCTCTTTGTCGAGAAGTATCGACCGAAGACTATATCTGAGTGCATACTACCTAAGGGAATTAAAAAGACATTCCTTTCCATTCTAGATAATTCTGAGATTCCGAACATGATGTTCACTGGATCTCAGGGTGTAGGTAAAACGACTGTTGCCAAGGCATTATGTAATGAACTTGGTTTAGATTATATACTCATCAACGGATCAGAAGAAGGTAATATCGATACCCTTCGTGGTAAGATTAAACAATTCGCCTCTTCGGTTTCGTTAATGGGTGGGTATAAAGTAATCATTCTCGATGAGGCCGATTACCTCAACCCGCAATCTACACAACCCGCACTTCGTGGTTTCATCGAAGAGTTTAGTAACAATTGTAGGTTCATCTTTACTTGTAACTTTAAAAATCGTATTATTAAACCGTTGCATTCAAGATGTTCGGTGTTCGATTTCTCTATACCAAATAAAGAAAAGCCGGTTCTGGCCAGTGAGTTCTTTGCTCGTCTACAGAAAATCGTAAAAGACGAAGGCCTTGATATACCAACTCCTGGTTTAGTTCTATTAATCGAAAAACATTTCCCTGATTGGCGTCGTGTTCTAAATGAAATGCAACGATACGGTATCACAGGCGATACCGCTTCTGAAGTGTCGAGTATAAACAACGATAACTTTAAAGAGTTAATGTCGATCTTGAAAGACAAAAACTTTCGTAAGATGCGTAAATGGGTAGTAGATAATATAGACCTTGAAGCATCGGCGGTGTTTCGTAAGGTGTATGATACGGTGTATGACTACGTCACGCCCGCGTCTATACCAGAAATCATCGTGGTCTTAGCTGATTATCAGTATAAAGACGCGTTTGTCGCTGATCATGAATTGAATACCGTAGCGTGTTTGACTCAGATCATGGCATCGGCGGATTGGAAATGAACCCATTCGAGTATTTAAATAGTATTAACGTCACCAAGATAGATATAATGACTGATAATGATAAAGAGAAGGGTTATAATTCTTTTATCATTAATCGGTCGTTATCCTATTTTCAGGATACGATTCACCTCGCAAATGAAATGAATCATTATTCGGGTCTAGACAACCGGCTCAAATACGATTTCTTTATAAATACAATTAGAAAGAGAAAAAGGTTTAGTAAATTTATGAAACCTGAAACCTCTTCTAATATTGATGTGATTAAAGATTATTATAATTATTCTGATGAAAAAGCCAGACAAGTTGTAAACCTTTTTGATGTCGATCAAATAAATATATTGAAAAACAGGATGGAAAAAGGTGGAACAAGATCTACAGCAAAACACAAAGTTTAACTGGTCTCCGGCAGAAATGCTTGAGATTACGTTAAACGAGCCTAACGATTTTCTAAAGGTAAAAGAAACTCTCACACGTATAGGCGTCGCATCTAAAAAAGATAATTCTTTATATCAATCTGCTCATATACTTCATAAGCAAGGTAGGTATTATATTATACATTTTAAAGAACTCTTTCTTTTGGACGGTAAAATCTCAAATATTTCTGAAAACGATATCGGTCGTAGGAATACTATTGCTCAATTACTCGGTGATTGGGGTTTAGTACAAATAGTTGATAAGGTTAAAGTCGGCGCATTGACAGCCCCTCTCAGACAGATCAAAATTATACCGTTTAAAGACAAAGACAAATGGTTATTGAAATCTAAGTATAACATTGGCATCAATAAAAAAGTTGATTAAACATTGTTACCTGAATTACCAGATCGTTATTTATTTTTAGATGAGAAGATAGATGTTAGCCATATGACTTGGGAACGAATGTTCAAGTTTATGGATACTCATCCTAGGGATCATCTTACTAATAAATCTGATTTGGGTTCAATAGCTTTATTAAAATGTGATAGAAGAGGGTCTTTCCCAAAAATAGGTGGTAAAGATATAGTTCATGAACTACAGGAAATGTTTCCAAATACAAACATAACTGCTCATATCTTTTTTGGTTTAACGACTGAGCATTCAACGTTTGGAATCCATCGCGACGTCATGTCCGTATTGTATCTGCAAATATTAGGAACAGTTAATTGGGGAATATACAAACCTAAAAATGCTGATAGTATAACAGACGTACTTAGACCCACGCACGCTAAAGAAGTCGAAAAACATTTACTACAGCCCGGGCAGATGGTATGGAACCCAAGAGGAACATTTCATCATGCTGAACCGAATGGCACAAGAATGGGTATATCATTCGGTATTGAATATGATAAGGAATAAATTATGAATAATATAGACACATCCTTCTTGATGAAGCCTGAGCCTGAAAAGACGAATGCGCCTTATAATGGACAAGGTTGGGGTTACTTAGATCCTAATAATGAATCTGTATTTAATTGTTGGAAACAAATTTTCGACATAATCAAAGCCCCGAAGACTATTACTGAAGTAGGTTTCTTTGCCGGGCATTCTGCGACTACGATGATGAGCCTTTGGCCGAAATCTAAGTTAACTTCTTATGATCCTGGATCCTTCGCAAGAAAAGCTTATCATGCCGTCGCCAGTAAATTCGAACATCAATTTAAATTTATACCGTATTCTCTTAATGAAGCGGCGAATGTACCTACGGTAGCTGATCTATTATTCATTGACGGATCTCATTCGTATGATAAGGTTGTCATTGATATATCTTATATTGATATCATTAAACCTAAGTATGTGGTATTTGATAATATAGAACTACAAGATGTCAGGCGAGCTTTCAAAGAAGCTGGATACATGAAAAAAGATATGAATCCAAAATATTTCTTCTACACGTGCGCGCACAAGGGTAGTATCGCACCAGGAATAATGGCGCTAATAAAAATTTAGTCCTTAAAACTATTTACATTACGTTAGATATATGATATAATAAACTATAATATGAACACGAGGTGACAATGTCTAATTTCTATACATCGGTAAATCGATACTCAAACAATATCCTTTATCGTGGATACGACGCTAACGGTAATGCCGTATCAGAGAAAATCAAATTTAAACCCCGACTATTCTATAATTCTTCTGAACCTTCGCAGTATAAATCTTTGATGGGGCTTAATCTCAAGCCTAAAGATTTTAATTCTATGCGTGACGCAAAGGGTTGGATCGACCAGTATAAAGATGTTTGGGATATCCACGGCACTACGAATTATGTACATCAATTTAATACTAAACGTTTCCCTAACGATATAAAATTCGATAAAGATAAAATCAATATTATGATCTTCGATATTGAGGTTGCTTCCGCTGACGGTTTCCCTTATCCTGAAACAGCAAATGACGAAGTGATTAGTATCGCGGCCAGAACTAGTAACGATGGTATGTATTACATCTGGGGTCTAGGTGATTACGATATCTCTAAGTGCGACCTAGAACCTGATACGTTTCGTTATGTCAAATGCAAATCTGAATTAGATCTATTGACAAAGTTTATTAATTGGTGGAATAACCCTAACCATACACCTGACGTATTGACAGGCTGGAACATAGAATTCTTTGATATACCTTATCTTATTAATCGCGTATGTAAAATCTTTGGTGAAGAAGATACTAAATTGTTCTCGCCATGGGGTATTATCAATGAACAAACCGTAACTAAATTTAATCGCGAACAGCAGAAATATGAATTAGTCGGTATCCAAACTCTAGATTACTGGAAACTCTTTACTAAGTTCGGTTACTCGTACGGTCCACAAGAATCATATTCCCTTGATCACATTTCAAGTGTAGTTCTTGGCGAAAACAAATTATCGTATGAAGAACATGGTTCTTTGCATTCGTTATATCTAAATGATTATCAGAAGTTTATTGATTATAATATTAAAGATGTTCAACTCGTCCAGCGCATAGACGAAAAGATGGAATTGATTGCCTTGGCTATGACGATTGCTTACAAGGCTGGTGTGAATTATACCGACACTTTTGGTACCACCGCGATCTGGGATTCAATCATATACCGTAAACTAAATAATCAGAATATTATAGTTCCGCCTAATGATACTAAATCAAAAGGTAAATTCGCGGGTGGGTACGTCAAGGATCCGGTACCTGGTCTTTATGATAACGTAGCTTCTTTCGATTTGAACTCATTGTATCCTAACATTATTGTTCAATACAATATTAGTCCGGAAACTCTAATAACAACTGAACGTTATTATGAAGGTGTAGATACCTATCTCGAAAAGGCTGTACCACCTCATCCTAAATATTGTAACACCGTTAATGGTACACTATACTCTAAAGAAAAGCGTGGATTCCTACCAGAAATTATTATAGATTATTATGACGAACGTGCAGCCATTAAAAAGATTATGTTAGCGGCTGAATCTGATTATCAAAAGAATCCTACATTCGAACTTGAAAAAGAAATTAGTCAATTACATAACAAGCAGATGGCCATTAAGATTCTTATGAATAGTATGTATGGAGCGTTGGGCTCTCAATACTTTAGATATTTTGATATACGACTGGCCGAAGCTATTACACTCACTGGGCAATATTCTATTCGTCTTGCTGAACGTGCAGTGAATACCGAACTGAATAAGTTACTTAATAATAAAAAAGATTATGTGATCGCGATTGACACAGATTCTGTATATATAAACTTTAATGACTGGGTTAAAAAGTTCAACCCACCAAACCCTATGGAATTTCTCGACAAGACTTGTTCCGAACACTTTGAAAAGGTTATAGCAAAAGAATATGATAAACTTAAAACAAATACCAACGCATACGAAAACCGCATGTGGATGGGCCGTGAAGTCCTCGCTGACAAAGGTATTTGGACAGCCAAGAAACGGTATATTCTCAATGTACACAATTCCGAAGGTGTACAATACAAAGAACCAAAGCTCAAGATCATGGGCATCCAAGCCATTCAATCGAGCACACCGCATGCTATTCGTGAGAAGCTCAAAGAATCGTTCAAGATTATTATATCTGGTTCTGAGCCTGACACTCAAAAGTTTATCGCCGAAGCTAAATCTGAGTTTAAGAAGCTAAGGCCCGAAGAGTTAGCGTTTCCACGCGGTATTACTGAAATAAAGAAGTACGCCGACCGCAGAACTATATACAAAAAAGGTACACCGATTCATTGTCGTGGTTCTTTACTCTATAATAAAATGGTTAAAGATCTTGGCCTTACTAAGAAGTACGAGCTGATACAAGGTGGAGATAAGGTAAAGTTTGTGTACCTTAAACTTCCTAATGTCCTACGTGAAAATGTAATAGCTTTTAAAGATTACCTACCACCAGAATTTAATCTTGAAAATAATATAGATTATAACACACAATTCGATAAGGTATTTAATAAACCCTTAGAGCCTATCCTTGCCGCTGTCAAATGGACTGCCGAAGAGAGTATCAATTTCGAAGATATGTTTGGCTAATACTGTAACATAAATGTAACAGTACAAAATATAATGCACTTGAATTGAAATTAAGTGTTTACAATCTCACCAAAGTATGATATAATAGACCTATCAAAACAACAAAAGGACTATTAT